AACAATTATTATTGTTTGCTCTTATATTAGCATTATAATAGTTATAGTTTAATACACTATCTATTACATAATAATGTTGCACTGATTTATTATTGTTATTGTTGTTGTTATTGTTGTTGTTATTGTTATTGTTATATTTGTAAAAATAAGTTCCTATTAATAATACATTATTATAGCATAATGTATTATCATAATTTATTTCATACTTATAAAATTCATTACTAATATCATCGAACTTTTTACTATTTATAAAAATTAACAAACAAAGCATTTCTTTTTTATAATACGTAAACCATAAATAGCCTCGCCTGCCTTTTGGGTATAATATATAATAATCTAAAGTATTTGATAAATTGGTTATATTAAAATTTGAGTTAGCATTATTAATATTATTTAACGGAAATCTGTTGCTAATAGTTTTGAAATCATTGAAACTATTTAATGCAAGTTTTTGATTGTGCTTTAACATTTATTAAATAATATATTACATATTATGTGTTTAAATTAATTGTTTTCAGTTTTAAAAATAAATCATACTATGTTTTTATTTTGCTAATAAAATTGTTCAATTCATTTTTCATTTCATAAGTAAAATCACTATTCAAATCTTTAGAGGTACTTGGCTCGCTGTTAATAGGCTCGCTGTTAATAGGCTCGCTGTTAATAGGCTCGATTAAAACACTATTATAATAATCTTTATTTTTAGTTGTGGTCAAGTTATCTTGAAAAAATAAATATAATTTATGTAATAAACAAATCAATAATACATATATAACGGTCCATCTAATAATATATAAAATCATTTGTTTTGTTTTGTATATTAACTTAAAAATTTATATTTAATTACAACTCATTATATATTTTGTAATTACTTAAACAAATAATACTAAATTATTATAACTTACTAATATTGCTAATATGATATCTTGTATTACATTGAAAAACGACACTTTTAAACAGTTCAAGATTAAAAATGTAGATGGAGAGAATATTTATAAAAAATGCGGTTATAAATCATCGAATAATTTTAGTAAATTATATACTTGGACTATTGATTCTGGACTAGAGCTTGAATTATGGTCAAAAGTGGATAGTGCGTCTAAAGTTTATAATCAACATAGCATCTTTTTAAAATATGCTATTAATGTAAATAGCAATAATAAGTGCATTTTTTTACTTAAAAGTAATAATAACTATACCAATTTAGATGGCAAATATTTTAATGATTTTTTTGATTTAAAGGAAGTAATAGAAACCGAATCGCATGCTAATGATGCAAATGCTAACGATGCCAACGATGCCAATGCCAATGATGCCAATGATGCAAACGATGCTAAAACATTAAAGAACTTAGATAAAAATTTAGAAAAGAATTTAGAAAAGAATTTAGAAAAGAATTTAGATAAAAATGAGGACATTGACGTCAATTCAGAATTAAGTTATGAATTATATAGTTATTCAGATGAAGAAACGGACATTTCATAAAATATAAGGTTATAAATTATAAAATTGATAATTATATAAATATTACTTGTTATAGTTATAATAAGTAATATATGAGTAAATATACAAGAACTATTAATGACCCTGATAAATTTCGGCAATGTGTGATTGCTAAAATTAATCTTGTGCTTAATAATGAAAAAATAAGCACAAACTTAGAAAAAGGCATTTATAATTATACATTAAGTGTAAGCGAGGAAAAAAAGCTTATTAAGAAGTGGTCTAATGATTCGTTTGTAGCGCTATATATTCAAAAATTACGTTGCATATTATTAAATCTCAAAAATAAGGAACTTGTTGATAAACTGCTATTAAAAGCGTTTAAAGCTCACGAACTCGCTTTTATGAATCATCAAGAAATGCGTCCTGATTTATGGGACTTATTAATTGAAGAAAAACGTATTAAAGATGAAAATAAATTTACGCCAAAAATTGAAGCATCTACAGATGATTTTATTTGCGGAAAATGTAAATCAAAAAAATGCACATATTACCAATTACAAACGCGAAGTGCAGACGAGCCTATGACAACCTTTGTTACATGCTTAGATTGTGGAAATAGATTTAAGCGATAAATTGCGTTGGACTTATAGTTATTATTATAATATGTCTAAATCGTGTAATTTCCAATATTCAAAGTTGTTATTTGGTAGCGGTCTTTGAATAATAAAAGGAATTTTTTTTTGTTCTAATTCAATTAAAGCGATTACATAATTATCAATAATTTTCTCATTTCTGGGTATATATGGCTGTGCTCCATTATTCAATTGCTTTACACGCATACCTAGTATTTTAGTTTTTTCATATTTCGTCAATAATGGTATTGTTTTATGCATTTCATCCACAATAACACCGTCTTTATCACGCGTAACTTTGCATAGTTCCTTTATTTCGTTAAAATTTTTATGTAAGCACTCATTATGAGAGCTTAATATATGATTCATCTTATAATTTTCATTTAATTTATAACTAGCACTGTCACCAATGTCTTCCACCTCATAATCATATTTTACATAATTTGTTTTTGCATTATCAAAAACATTGATTTTCTCTGATGCCTCGTCTGAATCATATAACTTGTTTTCGTCTATTTCTTCGTCGTCTGTTTCAATTGCCTCGTCGTCGGTTTCACTAGCGACACTACTTTGTTTATCTTCATTTTCCGTAGACAAGTCATCTTCGATTTCATCATCTGTTTGTTCTGGTTCTTCAATCTCTTCTGGTTCTTGGTCGTCACGATTGGTATCATCCATAATATTAATATACTAATATACTATTATACTATTATTTTAAATTTATATCAATTATTTATTCTATTATTTATACTATTATACTTTGAAAAAAAACAAAACAAAATATAAATTCTTAATTCTTTATGTTGTTTTCCATATACAATCGCAATGACTGCATAAATATAAATACTTCATTCGAATATCGTCATATCTAATAAAAATAATCTCTTTTTTTTTTGCATCATAGCCTGACTTATTTGTTTCGCAAGTTTCATTAGGACACTTAATATAATTAATTCGTGGCAATGTGATGTCTAATTTTGTATATTTATTAATATGAATATTAAATTTATCTTCTGATACATTAATATTTTCCTTTAAAATACAATTATTTACATTTACTAATTTATCATCTGTAGTCCCGCAATTTCTACAATAATAAACAATTTTGTCACAATCTTGATTTTCTAACTTGATATAATACATATTATTACAGTTAGAACAAAAATCCATAATTAACTAGTATATATTTATAATAGTTAATTATTTAAATAATTACTCAATTTTACAATATATTAAATATTAATTATTAATTATTAAATATTAATTTCTAATATTAATTTCTAATATTAATTTGCTCAATTTATCATATTCTAAATCATATTTTAAATTATATACGCTTATATACAATTTTTGTAAGTTGGTGTTTGTATTAGTATTTGCATCATTTATTAAGTCTTGATAAGTTACCCTATTTTTATCAATAAAATCAAGAATTTTCTCCTTATTAGCCATAAATGTGTCGCCTATTATTGCTTTAAATTTATGCATAATTGCAAGGGTGGATTTACTTAAACTATTAACTTCTTTAAAACATACTATATTAACCACCTTAATTATTGCAAATTCTATATTCTTATAAGTAACCAAAAAATTATATTTATGTACATCATTATGGTCAGCTTTAATTCCTGGCTCATTTAATAACGGATTAGCGCACAATATACTCGATAATGTTAACAATAATGAATATATTGTTTGGCACGCGGTCCAACTTTCACCCGCCCAAGTATTCAAAATAGACAAACACACTTTTCCGTTAGTATATAAATTCGGATTAAATCGCATAGTCCCGTCATTTGTCAAATAATGAACCTCCGGTGGCGAAAACGGAAAATTGCTCGGAAAAATGAATTCAAAAAAATAATATCCGTAACCATATGGTGTGTCGCCTTGACCCACTATTAGCGCATAACCTTTCATTATGTTTTCTTCATCGTGCATATAATATATATTTTCCGAACTTAAAGAAGCGCCATTGGCCATTATATATTTAACATCCTTAGCTATTCTTTTTATAGCACTATTATTTATACTCATAATACATAATATATTTAATAATTTATATTTAATATATTATTTTTAATTACATTTTTCAAATTTTACATTTTTCAAATTTTACATTTTTCAAATTTTACATTTTTAAAATATTATAAAATTGAAATAAAAATATATTAATATATATAATTATTAAATATTTGTAATGACTAATAATATAACACATAGCAACTCTAATTCATCTAAATGGGATGACTATTTAAAATCAGTTAAAGCCGATAAAGGTGTCATTAGTCATACCAAAATAGGCAGTAAAGAATTAAATATTTATGGTGGCAGTTATAGCATCACAAATTTACCTGAATTTTGGGATAAATATTATACCCACGTGTTTCAAGAAAAGTCGCGTGAATATTTGACTGAAAAACAGTTAATTGAAGACGGCCCTTTATTAGTTGATGTCGACTTACGTTATGACAAATCTGTTACTGAGCGCCAACATAATAAAGACCATATTATTGATTTAATTGCATTATATGCTAATAAATTAAACATGATTTATGATATTCCCGACAACTCAAAAATAAATGTGTATATTTATGAAAAACCCGACGTGAATGTTACTGAAGATAAAACAAAAGACGGTATTCATATTGTATTTTGTATTAAAACGCACAAAGCGGTGCAATGTGTTTTGCGTAAAATGGTAATAGACGAAATTAAAGGAATATGGGATAATATTCCTATTACAAATAAATACGAGGACGTATTTGACGAAGGAATAACAAAAGGCTTTGTCAATTGGCAAGTTTATGGCTCTCGTAAGCCACAACATAAAGCGTATTGCCTGACTTATTATTTTGAATTAAGTTATGACAATGCTGAAGAGCTATGGAATTTTAAAGAATCCAATGTTTCAAAAATCGCCATTAAAGAACACCTGCCATTAATGAGTGCGCGTTATAATGGTCATCAATCTTTTGAATTAAAAAATAATGCTGCCATTCT